TAGCTATATGGAACAGTGACCAAAGTTCAGAAGCATTAAACATCTACAATTCAGGAGTACCAGCTACATCATACACAAACACACCAACAGCTTGGTATAAGTTAGACCAATCAGCAAACTGGGATGTAAGTGGATCAGGTTATTGGGATGTGCCAGATGCTTCAGGAAACGGGAATGATGGCATAAGTTCAGGAATGACATCAGCTAATTTAGTTTTAACTGATCTAACGAGAAACCTACCTTATGATAGTTACAGTTTTAATTTTGATTCAGCAAGTAGTGATTATATTGATTTGGGCAATAACGCAAATTTATATCCAGCTACAAGTGATATGAGTTATTCATTTTGGTTTAAGTTTGTTACTGGTTCAAGTTATAGGACTATTTTTGGACAAGGAGCAACAGATATAAATGCTTTAAGCACAGGTAATAAAGCTATTTTTATTACAGTATTTGGTGATGAATTAAGAGTTTTTGTAGCATTTGGTCAAAGTGGTTCTTGGGCTATTGATAATGGTGGAGCATTTAACACAAGTAATGCTAACTTTGTTAATAATGAATGGTATCATATAGTTTTTACATTTGACAGAGATGGAGATGGAATAATTTATGTAAATGGTTTTCCTAATGTTACACAAGCAGTTAATGGTTCTTCTACAAGTGTAGATATTACTTCAACAGATATAACAACAATAGCAAGTCCAACACTTGGCTATAATTCACAAATAAGCAACGTATCAATATTTGATGAAACACTAACATCTACAGAAGTTATGAAGCTGTATTCAAATGGTATGCCTCAAGACCTTACAAGTTTCACACCAGCACCTGTAGCTTGGTATACTTTAGGAAGCAATAGCTTCTTTAATGGTTCTGATTTTATTTGTAAAGACTTAATAGGAAGTAACGATGGCACAAGTGTTAACGCTGGAGTAGATGCCTTGCAAGGAAACACACCACGATCAGAAGCAAATGGAACAGGCACAAATATGGACATACCTACAAACTTAGAAGGAAGCACAAAATATTCAAGTAACAATAGTTGGAGTATCAATATGAGCGAAAGCGCAAGAGTAGCAGATACACCATAAAATATAAACAAATGGCAACATATATAGAAATAGACATAAACGACACAAGCAAGGTAGATTTTTCACAGGTAAACACTACTAGCTCACAGACAATGAGAAGAAACTTAGCAAACACCAGAGCGATTATAGCCTATGACGTGGAGCCAAGTTTTATAACTAATGGCACATTAACACCAATTCAAACGATGGATCACGCTCAATGTCTAGCTTTATTAGCAGATAGTGACTGGACACCAGAAGAACCTGAATAGTGAAATATGTAACCAACATATTACAGAAGCCCAAGAAACGAAGAAGGAATGTGCATTCCAAGAATGCGAGTAGAGGACAAGTAGGATATAAAAAAATATATCGTGGACAAGGTAAATAGTTTAAGAATGGATGATCATACATTATTGATAGGCTTAATATCAGCTTTAGGGCTAAAAGAAATTTGGAATATTTGGAAGAAAAAGATTGACATAGGTGCTAAAAAAGAAGAACGCAAAGACAATGCTTATGCACAACAGATTGAAGTATTGACAAATAAAATACAGCAGCTAGAAACTAAGATCGAACTGCTTATAGAAGAAAATATTCAGCTAAGAATTAAAGTCGCTAAGATGAGCGAAAGGCTTATAAATACAGCCAAGAAAAGAGTACAAACTAGAAGAAAGAAAGATGAGTCGAGTAATTAAAGAAATACATATACATTGCTCCGCTACTAAACAAGTGGTAAGTGCCGACACCATAAGAAGATGGCACACCTCAGAACCCCGCAACTGGTCAGACATAGGCTATCACTATGTCATCTCAAACCAAATAGAATTTGGTAGACCTGTTTCAAGAATGCCTGCTAGTGCTAGAGGCCATAATAAGCATGCAATTGCTATATGCTATTCAGGAGGCTTGAACCCTGTCACAGGAAAGCCAGAGGACACAAGGTCACCAAGACAAAAAGAATTGATGCTTAAATTAATTAGGCAGTTAAAACATATTTACCCCAACGCAACAATTCATGGGCATAGGGATTTGAGTGTAGATAAGGACGGAGATGGAGTTGAGAAGCATGAATGGATGAAGTCATGCCCATGTTTTGATGCCGAAATAGAATACGCAGAGTTTCAACCGAAGAACTTTAAACCAAAGAGTAAAGCAGCGAGAGATGAAAAAGTTAAAAGAAACAAAACTAGGAAAGCTTCTTAAGGATAAAGCTCCTCATTTATTGGAATTTGTTGGAGATGTGTTGCCCGATTCTGGTGGACTCGGTTTATTAAAAAACATAATTTCAAAAGATGAGGCTATTGATCCTGAAACTAAAAAGCTATTACATCAGCAGTTAGTAGAAACCTATAAACTAGAAGTAGAGGACAGAGACTCAGCTAGAAAAAGAGAAATAGAAATAACTAAGGTAGGTAAGACAGACTGGATGTTTATAGCTACAGGTGCTTCTGGATTACTTGCTTTTTTATTTATAGTTTACTCTGTTGTCTATGTTACTATCCCCGAACACAACGAAAAAACATTTTACACTTTAATTGGCCTCATGGAGGGGCTAATAGCTAGTATTTTTGCCTTCTATTTTGGGGCAAGGGTAAGAAGTAACGACTAAAAAAATGAAGCCTTATAATGAGCTGTATGCTGGAGACGGCAACCCAAAAGTGCGCCTAAATGAACAGGAGTACAACATTATCTATCAATATAGAGAAAAGAAAAAACCACAAGAAAAACGTATTTTAATAATAGGCGATCTGCACTGTCCTTTTGATTTAGAAGAATACTACAATCACTGCGTAGAAACGTATCAAAAATGGCATTGTAACCATGTAATATTTATAGGAGATATTATAGACAATCACTATTCAAGTTATCATGAGACGGATGCAGATGGGCTAGGGGGTGCTGATGAGTTAGACCTAGCTATCAAAAGACTAAGTAGATATTACAAAGTATTTCCAAAAGCTGATGTAGTCATTGGCAATCATGATAGAATGGTAATGCGAAAGGCACAGACTTCTTCTATTCCTACTAAATGGATCAAGTCCTATAAAGAAGTTTTAGAAGTACCTAAATGGAAATTTACAGAACGTGTTGAATATGATGGTGTTCAGTACATACATGGAGAGGCTGGAACTGCAAGAACCAAAAGCAAAGCAGATATGCAGTCAACTGTACAAGGTCATTTACATACACAGGCTTATTGTGAGTACACAGTAGGAAGAAACTTTAAGATTTTTGGAATGCAAGTGGGGTGTGGTATAGATTTCAGCTCTTATGCTATGGCCTATGCAAAAGCTGGTAAAAAACCAGCAGTAGGATGTGGTGTCGTTATTGGCGGTAAAACAGCTATAAATTGCATGATGGACTTATAAAACTGTACACAATAGAGTACACAATGAAAATAAAAAACACGTAACTATCTATAAATAAATAAGTTACGTGTCATAGTTGCAGAGAGGAAGGGACTACAACCTTTTTCCTCTAATTTCCTATTTGATTGTCATTTATGGTAAAAATACAGGTTGTTTTTTATTATCATTGTATATAATTTCCGCAAAATAGGAAATTGAATACATAAAAACTGTACACAATACTGTACACATGTACTTCTTTTTAAATAAACCAAATAGTAAAACTTCAGCCATAAGGCTAAGATATTATGTAAAATCTGAAAAACAAACCTTCGTTTATTCTACAGGAATATCTATAGAGCCAAAGTACTGGAATAAGGATTCTAGGATGCCTAAAGCTAGGGCCGGTGCTACTGGCTTTGAATTAAAGCAGATCACTAATAAATTAAATAGGATAGTAGAACAGCTTCATCTTTCTATAAATAACATAGAGCTAGAAAAGAAACAAGTCACTAGATCAGAGCTAAAGAAAAGATTAGATGCTAAGTTTAAGCATGTAGTGGTTTCAGGTGACAGCTTAATTTATTTATTAAATCAGTACGTAAAAGAAAAGAAAACCATAGGCAAGTATCAAAGCAGAACGATTGAGAAGTATAGCGCACTCAAAAACAAAATAACTGCATACGAAAAAAAAACAGGGAATCAAATACGGGCAACACAAATAAATAAATCTTTTTTAATTGATTTTATAAACTTTTTAAGAAAAGACTATAAGCTAACAGACATCACACTTAATAGAAACCTAGGCTATTTAAAAACATTTATTAAATGGTGTAAGTATAACGGCATCCAAATAGATGAAAGCTATAATCAAGTAAGCGTTAAAACTAGAGATGCAGACCACGTTTCACTTACATTAGATCAAGTAAATGCACTTGAGACATTGTCCTTAAATAAAACTTTAGATAAGTACAGAGACTTGTTTTTAATTGGTGTGTATTCTGGGCAGCGTTTTAGTGATTACAGCGTATTTAAAAAGGCAGATGTCTTAAATGGTAGAATAGTAAAGAGAGCTGAGAAAACAGATTACAAGTCTTATGTTCCTATATCTAACAAGCTTGCTGTATTATTAGATAAGTGGGAATGGAGGCTTCCTAAAGTAAGCAATCAGAATTTTAATAAGAATATAAAAGAGGTGTGTAGATTGGCTGGTTTTACTAATGAGATTACTAGAACTAAGTTTAGAGGTAATAAAAAAATAGAAGAAATAAAACCCTTTTACATGTGTGTGGGTTCACATACAGCTAGAAGGACATTTATAACGCTTGCAGCCAACAGAAATGTGCCTGATCATGTGATCATGGCCATATGTGGCATAAGGGATTCTAAGACGTTAAAAACGTACAAAAAATTCCAAGAAAAGGAACTTGAAAAATGGGTCAATTCTATTTTTTAATAGCTTGACCAGCTTTCACACTTTCTAATCTTTCTAATAAATATTCTTCGTATTCTATTATCCAATCTTCCATGATCTGCTGCTTTTCTTCTTCAGTAAAAACATCAGAACATTCGTTAAAAAATTCAATGGTTTTAAGAGCTTTGTGCATGTAAGCCAATATAAAAATTAAAACATAAATATAATACGTTTGTCAAAATTTTTTAGTACACAAAAAGGACTTAAACTCCGTTTGTTTTTTTCTTAGTAATAGTCTTATGAGCACCTTGAAGTTCAAGACCTAAAACTCTAGTTTTTAACACTTCCATTTCTTTAAGTAGCTGATCGATTTTAGGGTTTAATACTTCCAAAACTTGTTTAGCTGTTACAGTCAAGTCATCTTCTAAGGCTGTAGAACCTAAGTACATTGAACCATGACCAGTCATAAGCCACTCCCTATTGACTTGTGTAAACCTAGTACAGATTTTATCTAGAAGCTTTTTTGAGATTTTAGCATCTCTATTAAATATATTGTAGATGGTTGTAGCTCGGTCCATGCCTAATTCTAAGGCAAATGATCTAGGGTTTAGGCTCAAAGAATCTAATAATTCCTGTAAGCGGTTTGAGTGTGATGACATGACTTGGGTGCTAGGGTTACGTTAATTTACTCAAAATGTACTTTAATACAAATTAATTACTAAAAAGTTATCATTTATTACTCAAATATACTTGTGTAACAACAACAATATATTTAACATTAATTGCATTTTTTTTGTAATATTGTTGTTATTGTTGCAATAAAGTTGTATGTTAGCCGTAAATTTGCAAGAAAATGTACTCAAACAACATTAAAAACCTTTACAACAAAGTTACTAACAAAAAGGAGTTAACGCTACTAGTAGCAGAACATTTTAACCTTAATCCTTTGTCTGTGAAGAATCATTGGTTTTCTGGTTTTTATCAAGTGCCTACAAAGCACCAAGACAAATTAATAAGAATCATGCAAAACTTTATTAAAGTAGAATCTCAATTAATAACCCACTAAATATGACTAAAGAGTTAATAAAAGAAGCACTAGCTGAATACTTTGAAGAAAGTTCAGAAGTGCAATACTACACAGTCTCAGAGGCTGCGAAGTATCACAGAGTAACCCCTAGAACCATCCTCAATAAAATTCACCAAGACAAAGTCAAGTACAAAAGACTTGGCAACTCTTATAGAATACCTAAAGAGGAAATAAACAACATCCTATGAAAAGAGATAAACTAAACACCCTATATAAGAAGTATGATCTTGATAAAGATGACTTCTTCAAGCACCAACACTATACCATTATTACAAGAGGCGGTATAGAAAAGATACAAGCTATTGAAAACATTGGCATCACATACGAAGTCATAAAATGTGAGCCACACTTTGCAGTATTTAAAGCAAAGGCTAAAAGCAGTAAACACACCCTTGAAACATTTGGATCAGCTCTCAAAGGAGAGGGCTATAAAGACGGAAATACTAATACTTGGTATATAGCAGAAATGGCAGAGAAAAGAGCCATGAGCAGAGCAGTATTAAAAATGACTGGCTTCTATGAGCTTGGTGTATTTGGTGAGGATGAATCAGAATCATTTAAAAGAAACTAACATGGAAATATTTGAACTATTAGAAGAAATTAAAAAAGAGGTCAAAACACTTGAAAAGTTAACACAAGATGATCCTTTTAAAAAATGGCTACTAACCCCTAAAAATTACAACAATGGCAATAAGCAAAAGAATGTTTCATGAGTTCACAGAGCGAGACATGGAACAATATAGAGAACATCAATACCAAGAGCATATGAACTATTTAGAAGAATCAGAAGCACCTACAGAGTGGTTAGCTTCCAAAGAAATGACAAACGAATGGGATGCGACTCTTGAGCAACAAGAGGACATCTTATGTGAACTAGCTGACAAAGCAGAAGAAGGAAGCGAGCTAGAGGCTTACACAACCCTTAAAGAAATAAAGAAGCTCATAGATCAAACCATAAAACAAATTGAACCGCTTGCACTTGATAAATGTGAGCTTGAATCCCCAGACAATAGACCATTTACTAAAAATGGTTTTGAAATACAGCGCAGAAATGGAGGAAGGTATATAGACTTCTCAAACTGTGACCAAGTGAAAACTAAAGAAGATGAGCTAAAAGCCATCAAGGAATCCTACAAGCACTGCCTTATTGGTATTGAAAAAGGAGTAACCACTCTAAGTGATGGCATGATGATGCTTTCTGATGGTGAGCTGGTAAACATCCCCACATGGAAATATAAAAAGGATTCAATAGTGGTAAAGAAATTATAAATAAACGGGGGCTGGTGACCATGCAAACTAATAAAGCCCCCTAAACTTTTTACAATGGAAACACAAGTCAAAGAAGAAAACATACCAAGTATGATCTTAGAGGAGCTTAACTACAGAAAAACACAAGAGCTTAAAAGCATTATGAGTGTAGTATGTAGGGTAACTGGTCAGGATATCACTAGCAACTCAAGAGTCAGAAAAGTAGCTGATGCAGTAAAAATCTATTCAAAGATGGCTAGGAGATTTACACCTTATAGCTATGAGCAAATTGGTAGATTAATAAATAGAAATCATGCTACTATCATGCATGCTATTAACTGTTATGAGCCACTCTATAAGATGGATCATGATTTTAGGTATTTAGCTAATGCTTGCATTCAGACTATTAATGATGCTAACAGCAAGGAAGATTTGCCTAAAGACTTAGAAATTGAAAAGATTAAGGACATGCTAGAGCTGTGTACTACAGAAGAACTTAAGAAGATACACAAGTCTATTTACAGAAACTATATACCAACCCATGGCTAAAGACAAGAAATCATTTATTCTCTATTGTGATCAGAAGGCATTATTTGACCAATTGCCAGATGAAAAGGCTGGTCAGCTTATAAAACACATTTTTAAGTATGTCAATGATGAAAACCCAGAGACAGAGGACTTAGTCATAAATATTGCTTTTGCTCCAATCAAGCAACAATTTAAAAGAGATTTAGATAAGTACGAAGCTATACGAGAGCGTAACAGACAAAACGCACGTAAGCGATGGGATGCGACCGCATGCGACCGCATACCAAACGATACCAAAAATGCCGATAATGATAATGATAATGTAAATGTAAATGTTAATGTAAGTGATAATGATATAACTACTAAAAGAAAAATTAAAAAAGAAAAAGTAGAGTTAGTTTATCCTTTTACATCTCCAGAATTTTTTAAGGCATTAGATAATTGGTATTTATACAAACAAGAGCAACACCGCTTTAAGTTTAAGTCTGATAGATCACACCAAGCATTTTTAAAACAGATAAGTAAAGATTTTAACTCTGATCATGAAGTCATTGAAGCCATAGAGTATTCAATGGCTAATGGTTACAGAGGCATATTCAAACCCCAAAAACCACAAACAAATGGAAGTAAAAACAACCAAGTACAGTATAATGAGCAACTCAAAAGAAAACTCCTTAACGACCTTACAGCATAGTGACAGTAGGTCATTAGTTAAAGTGGAGGACTGTATTAATAGCACTATGCCTTCTCTGGCTAAGATCAAAAGAAAAGAAGGAGAAGAAAAGACCTTAAGCTTTATTAAGCTTGAGCTTATTAGACTTAATGAACTACTAAGCCTTAAAAGACCAATGACAGAAACACAGATAGACTTCACAGCCAAAGCTATTTTAGATGAATTCTGGATGCTTAATGTTTCTGATCTAAAGCTAGTGTTTAAAAACATACTAACTGGCAAATGTGGCAACCTATACGAATCACTAAATCCTCCTAAAACACTTTCAATCTTTAGAGATTACCTAAGTGAGAGAATGAATGTAGGAGCTGAAATGTCAATGAGACAACACCAAGAACACAAACAATTTTAAACCCCTAAAACTCAAAAACAATGAAAAAATTATTCAATCCAACAGTAGATAATCAAGTAGACTTAGAACGTTCAATTTTAGATTTAAAGATTAATAAAAATAATCTAGTTAATGAAAAAATAAAAATACAATCAGAGCTTACATCCGTAAAAGAAAATTTAAAAAACCCTAACTATGAATTAATAGACTATGATGATTTTTCAGAAAATAAAACTAATCTTTTAAATAGACTTTATCAATTAGAAAATGACATCAAAAAAATAAATATTGATATTAAAACAAAAAGAAAATTACTAATAGCAATAGATGCAGAACTAAAAAATAAAACAAATAAAGAGCTTTATAAAAATAAGTTGTTAGATGGCATTATAGATCTTAAAGTCAAATATCAAAAATTTTCAGGAGACCACACAAGAATATCTAGTTTAAGAGCTTTAGCATCTGATTTTACAATTCAATTAGAAAACATTATTAAAACAGTATAAATGAAAAAGAAAAGATCACTTGACGAACTAAGGCAAGTAAAAGAATACTACAAGCACCCTTATCAGTCTAGTGAATCTTTAATAAATAAAATAACAACCCTAGTAGAAGGAAACCCTAACAACTACACACTAGGTGAAGAAGTTAGGAAGCTAATACTTAAAAACAAATAAACATGAATACAATAATAGTAGGAACAGTAAAGAAGATAAATAAAGTACAAACATTTACCAATAAGAAAACAGGTAATGAATTTATAAAATGTGAAGTGATCATAGACCAAAATAAGAATTACAAATCTGCTCTATGTATAGAATTTCACATGGACAATATAGACCTAGTTCAAAAGCTAGAACTAGAAAAGGTATATGAGTTCTACATTAATGCAAGTTCTAAAGAATGGACTGACTCCAAAGGAATAGTAAAACATTTTACAAGTGTAGACTGCTGGAAAATAGTAAAACTAGACCAACCTGAAAAACAAAAAGCTATTCCTGTGGGTGAAGAAGCTGACGATTTACCTTTCTAATGGAAATGCTTTACTTCTGGATATTCATATCACATGCTGCGGCTTTTTGCTTAGGTATATGCATCTGTAGAATCTTACAAATAATTAAAAACTAAGTGTTGAAAAGTAAAAAAAGCATTTTAACACTTTAGCCCATACTAATTTGTAATTTTATTCCGCATGGTCACGACTATATGTTGTGGCATACTCGAAACAATATCAAAATCGTGGAAACAAGTACAAGGCTGTTAAGCAGACGTTTAACGGACGTACATATCATTCTAAAAAAGAGGCCGCTTACGCTCAACAATTAGAACTTCGCAAACTAGCTGGCGAAGTAAAAGAAATAAAACCCCAACACAAGCTACCCCTGTATGTAAATGATAAACTCATTTGCAACTACTATATCGATTTTAAAGTCACCCTAACTAATAACACCATTGAACTTATAGAAGTCAAAGGCTTTTCAACTGATCTCTTTAGAGTAAAGTGGAAACTAACCGAAGCACTACTGTACGCTGGACAAATTAAAGGAGAAGATCCAGAGATAACCAAATTAATATTAGTGAGGTGAACAATGATGAAGTGCTGAGTAAACTATATAGGAAACATACTACATGGCTAATGATGGCAGAAAAGATGCTTCCTCAATATAGAATTAAGACCGCAGAAGATGTGGTCCAAGATATGTATTTAAAAATTTATGAAAAATTAAAGGAAAAAAAGTTAAAAGCTGCGGATATAATTATAGAGGGGAAGCCACACTATGGTATTGTCTACACAACCTTACACGATTTGACAGTAAATATTTATAGAAAAGAAAAGCCTAGCTATCCCATTACAATGGATATTGAGGACAAAGCCTCTGAGAGTGATGCTGAGTTCTATGAGAAGATAGATAACGTAGTAGACAGCTTCCAATGGTTTCACAAGAAGATGTTTAAGCTATATGCTAAAGACTTCCAATCAATAAGGAAACTATCTGATGCAACTAAGATCAGCTATAAGACTGTATTTAAAACAGTCAAAGCATGTAAAGAAGAAATAAAAAAACAACTAAAAAATGAAAAGTAATAATACTTCAAGAGGTGTAGGAGATACTATTGACAAGATAACCACAGCAACAGGAATTAAAAAAGCTGTTAAGTGGATGTTCGGAGATTCATGTGGATGTGAAGAACGAAGACAATGGCTTAATGAGAAGCTACCTTATAAAACACATGAATGCCTCACAGAAGATGAGTACATGTGGTGTAAAGGATATTTTAACACGTTCAGAAATGTAATAGCCAGAGACGAACAGCTCAAGCTTCTAGAGATTTACAATAGAGTATTTAAAAAGAACAAACAAACTTCTTCATGCAGTTCGTGCGTGAAAGATTTATATAACCAAGTAAAACAACTATTTGATGCTTATGAAGAAAGTGAACAAGAACACCAAGAATAAACTAAAACAATACCTATCTAAACAAGACAAAGAAGAAGAACCAATAGACTACATTTCAAAACATGAAAGCTATCACAACCAAACTATATAAAATAAAAAGCAATCCTAACAATCCAAGATTAATTAAGGATGATAAGTTTTATAAACTAGTTAAATCAATTAAAGAGTTTCCAGAGATGTTAAAGCTTAGGCCAATTGTGGTGAACGATGACATGATTGTGCTAGGTGGTAACATGAGATTAAAAGCTTGCAAAGAAGCTGGGCTAAAAGAAGTGCCAATTATAAAAGCAAGTGAATTATCAGCAGAACAACAGCGAGAATTTATAATCAAAGACAATGTTGGCTTTGGAGAATGGGACTGGGATTTTATAGCTAATGAATGGGATGCAGAACAGCTTGATGATTGGGGTTTAGATTTGCCTGTTGATTTTAATGTAGTAGAAGAAGAAGCAGAAGAAGATGACTATGTAGAACCAGAGAATTTAAAGGTTGACGTTGTGCTTGGTGATTTAATAGAGATTGGAGAGCATAGGTTACTTTGTGGAGATAGTACAGACTCCGACCAAGTGGCTAAGTTAATGAATGGGGATAAGGCTAATATGGTTTTTACAGATCCCCCTTACGGAGTTAGTTATGAGGGGGGGCATAATGCTAAGAAAAGAAAAGGGATTGAGAATGACACTTTAAAAGATGTAGACTTATCGGATTTATTTAAGGACAGTTTAAATGTAGCTTGTCTTTTTACTGAATCAAATGCCCCTTTCTATATTTGGTACGCTTCGCGTAAATCTATGGAGACTTACGAAGGGCTTAGTCATACGTTATTAGAAGTCAGGGCAGTAATATGTTGGTACAAGGTAAATAGTGGATTAGGTGCTTTTATGTCCCAATACATACTTAATTATGAACCTTTGATATATGCTCACAAGATTGGAGAATCAATACAATGGTTTGGGCCTACTGATGAAAAGACAATATGGGAGCTAAAGAATGACCAAAAAAATAAGTTGCACCCTACACAAAAGCCAATCGAACTACCTGAGAGAGCAATAAATAACTCATCAAAGCAAGGTCAGATAATATATGACGCATTTTTAGGAGGTGGCTCGACAATGGTAGCAGCACACCAACTAAAACGCAAATGCTATGGAATGGAGCTTGATCCTAAATACTGTCAGGTAATAATAGACAGAATGCAGAAACTTGATGACACTTTAGAAATAAAAATAAACGGCAAAAGTTATGGCAAATAAAGAAAACATAAAACCGTATGAGTTTAAAAAAGGGCAGAGCGGTAATCCTAAAGGAAGGCCAGTAGGAAGTAAGAACAGAAGCACCATTGCAAAAAGGTGGCTTGAAACAACTGAGAAGTTTAAAAACCCTATCACAGGTGAAATAGAAGAACTAACTCAAGAAGATATTGGAACACTTGCCTTAATTAAAAAAATGCGATCAGGTGACGTTAGGGCTTATGAATCATTAATGGATTCAGCCTTCGGAAAGGCAGTACAAACTAATGACATTAACGTCAATAAAGACGGGCCACTATTTATGGAATGAGACCTAGAAGAACTACAGCATTTTTTAAACTCAAAGAACTTAACGAAAGAATTAGAATAGTAAGAGGCGGTTCTTCCGCAGGCAAGACTATAGCTATTTTATGCTTGCTTATTCACTATGCAGGAACAAATAAAAACAAAGAAATAAGCATAGTATCTGAATCCATACCACATCTCAGAAGGGGAGCACTAAAAGACTTCTTAAGCATTTTAAAAGCTTTAAATAGGTATCAAGAAAAGAAATTCAATAGAAGCACTTTAAAATATACATTTGACACAGGTTCCTACATAGAGTTCTTCTCAACTGATCAGCCTGACAAACTAAGGGGAGCTAGAAGAACAGACCTCTATATCAATGAGTGTAATAATGTTCCATTTAGTAGCTATCAAGAATTAGCCATTAGAACATCAGAAACGGTGTGGCTTGATTATAACCCTACTTCCTTATTCTGGGTAGACAAAGAACTTGTAGATCAACCAGACACAGACTTTATCACATTAACATACAAAGACAATGAAGCACTTCCTGAGTCAATAGTTAAAGAACTTGAAAAGGCAAGAGATAAAGCTAAGACATCTTCATATTGGGCTAATTGGTGCAAAGTGTATTTAGACGGTCAAATAGGAAGTTTAGAAGGTGCTTGCATTCCAGACTGGAAAGAGATAGATGCTGTGCCTGTAGAAGCTAGACTACTAGCACATGGAATGGACTTTGGTTATTCTGTAGACAGTACGAGTATAGTCTCACTATACAAATACAATGAAAGCTACATATTTGACGAGGTACTCTATAAAACAGGAATGCTAAATAGAGACATTTCAAACTACATCAAAAACAATAATATAGAGGGCTATATCTATGCAGACTCAGCAGAGCCTAAGTCAATAGCTGAGATCAGACAATATGGCCATGATATATTTCCAGTTACTAAAGGCAGAGACTCTGTGGTCTATGGTATCAATCTTATTAATCAGAATGAAGTATATGTCACTAGAAGAAGCAAAAACCTAAAAAAAGAATTAGAGGGCTACATATGGTTAAAAGACAAACAAGGAAACACTTTGCAGAAGCCTAACCCCATGACAGGAGACCATGCAATAGATGCAGCTAGGTATTGTATGATGATGGTATTAGAAAACCCCAACAGAGGAAACTACTATTTATATTAAAAACGTGTATATCAATTTAACCTTTTTAACGGATAACTAATATGAAGATCAAGATAAACATCCCCGAGAAGCTAAGCGAAATGACTCTAGGTCAATACCAAAATTGGCTTAAAGTCTCAGAAGGTAAGGAGTTAGATACCTTCCTTCAGCAAAAGATAGTTGAGATTTTCTGCGGCATAACACTTAAAGAAGTGATGCAAATTAAAGCAAGTGATATAGATAGGCTTGTGACAGACATCTCAAACATCTTTGTAGAAGAACCCAAGTTCATTGACAGGTTTGATTATGCTGGTAAAGAGTTCGGCTTTATACCTAAACTCGATAACATTAGTTTTGGTGAATATGTAGACCTTGACACATACCTTCAAGATTGGCAGCTAATGCACAAGGCAATGGCTGTTTTATTTCGCCCTATAACACTAAAGCGAAAGGATAAATATTTGATTGAAGATTATGAGAGTGCTGAGAAATATGATTTGAAGTGCATGCCTTTAAATGTAGTATTTGGCTCACTTGTTTTTTTTTATCATTTAAGGAACGAATTGCTGAAACATATCCTGAACTATTTGGAGAATCAAACGGAGATCAAAGTTTCTCAAAAGCTGATGGATTCTCTAAAAAATGGGGCTGGTATTGTTCCCTTTATGGACTTGCACAAGGCAACATTTTAAAGTTTGATGAAATAACTAAACAGAAATTACACAGGTGCTTACAGCAGTTAGCATTTGAAAAGGACAAAGCAGAACTACAAGAGCATATGCTTAAAGCAAAAACAAAGAGATGAAAAGATCAGATATACTAAAAGAACTGATGGAAAGGGAGATACTTGACAAAGATGAGTATATCATTTTAGCAGATGGCTTTGAGCCTGCATTTATGGGTATATCAGCACAAAAGCCTAAGAGAGTTATATACGACTATTGGAAGTGCTTAGATGTAATCATAAGAAGGGACAATGCAGAATTTGACGAGGCTCTTGACTGGCTTGATGAGTTCATAGAAGAAGAACTTGGTGAGCATGCACCAATATATATAAAACAAATATGAAAAGCTTTTATAACATTATAGACACCATTAAGAAGGTAGTAAACGAAGAACCATTTAACAGCAATGTGAGCTTTGGTGATATTGCGGACATTGACCTAAAGAAACAAAGCATATTCCCTCTAGCTCACATATTGGTTAATAGTGCTACGATCAATGACAATAACATCAGCTTTAATGTCACCCTGTTTTTAATGGACTTAGTAGACGTAAGTAAAAAAGCAGATACAAGTTTGTTCTTAGGCAATGACAATACACAGGATGTCTTAAACACACAGATAGCTCTAGCAACAAGGGTAACAAGAGTGTTACAAAAAGCTAGTATTTATAAGAATGAATTTGAGTTGGCATCTACTGCAAGCTGTGAGCCTTTCAATGAAAGATTTGAGAACAACCTAGCTGGATGGGCTATAACATTTGACATAATAGGAAAAACTGAAATGACTTACTGCTAATGGGAAAGTTTGAAGAAGCATTAGAGAAATACGCTAAGTATGTAATACAGCAATCAAGGAGTAACTTGACTAAAGCTAAAAAAGGCGGTGGCAAGCTGTACAACTCTTTGCTGTATCAGATAGACGCTCCTAGAGTAAAGTTTTTATCTGAGGACTATGGGGTTTTTGTAGATCAGGGTGTAAGAGGTGACAACCCTGCAAAGGTTTCACCCAATGCTATAATAAAAGGACAACAAGCACCAAACTCAAAATTTAGATTTGGGAGTGGTAAGTCTCCAAAAACATTCAAGCAGTTTGTCAATAAAATGTCTATTTGGGCTAAGGCCAAAAACATAAGATTTAGAGAGTTTGTAACTGTTGATGGCAAAAAAAAATCAACTGGGAGATTTGTTAGAGGCAATTATAAATCGATGGGCTATGTAATAGCGAGCAACATATACAATAGAGGAATAAGACCAACAATGTTTTTTACTAAGCCATTTGAAAGAGGATTAGAGCTTTACGGAGATGAGATAGTAGAAGCATATTTAGAAGATAATTTAAGAACATGAGTACAATAATAAGAACAAGATCACCATTTTTTATAAGGACACCACAGGAGTCAAATAGCAATCTAAATTACTTTCAAGCTGTTGTGACTATTCATGGAGGTACTAGCGGCTCCACAACCATATGTGATGACCTCTATGCTACTTTCACTTTTAGAAAGAAACCACTGCCCAATGAGACAAGCGTAACATTTGAAATAAGTGAGATTGTAAATGATCATATAATACAAACATATGATGGTACATTAAGTAATTCAGCACTTACTCAATCTATATGGGTTGACGTGGTAACAAGTGCAAGACAGTCAAATGGAACTATAATAGGCTCGACAACTAGTACAAGTTATTTAGCACAGGAAGGCTTTAACAAGTTTAAAGAAGGTGTGAACTATACAACTGAAGCTTTGGTTATGCTAAGCGGCAGTTATTACGAATATCACAAGGGAAGCACATTAAGCTTGCCAATAAATAAAGAAAAGGTAGCTTCTGTAAGTTTTAAGTTTAATGGTTCAATCATAACCACAATTAACTTTACAGACAATGGAAACCAAAACCAGAAAATAGCTTATGCAAGTGTATCTACTTCCTCACAACAATATGATGAAGTTTTAATAGTTGATGTTAGTGAGAATCAAACTACGATTATTTTACAAGAGATAGAAGAATGCAAATATCCAGTTCAAAAGATTACTTTCTTAAATAGGTGGGGTGCTTTACAAGACCTATTCTTCCACAAGAAATCTACAAACAGCCTAGAGGCATCAAGAGAAAACTTTAACAGAAGCATATTTAAAGCTAGAAGTGTATCACTTGAAGATCCAGAAGAGGGCGAAGATTGCCAAGAAACAGTCACATTTAATACTTACAGCACTACAGCGCATGCTAAAAAAGTACACAATGCAAATGGCACAGAATCAGTAGTGCTAAATAGTGGCTTTGTAGATGAGCGCATGAACGTATATTTTGAGGAGTTAATGGTAAGTGAATATATGTGGCTAACTGATGACTCTAATGTCATTTACCCCGTATGTATTACAGACTCTAATTTCACTAAAAAGACTTCTTTAAATGATAGGCTAATTAACTACACTATGAACTTTGAAAAGGCTTTTGATTTTGTCAATAACATAAGATAATGCAAAAGGTTATTTTACACATACAGCCACAGCTTAGAAGCTCGACAGTTGTACAAGATTTTGTACAAGTTGACTTAATGGAGGAGGATCTTATTTCATTGACTCAGGTCATTCAAGATGTAAAAAGCATAGATAAAGTATTCACAGACTTTAGCAAAACCTTTAATCTTCCTGCAAGCAAAACAAATAATAAGCTGTTTCAATATTGGTATAATCCAGATGTGGAGGGTTTTGATAATCAGGTAATGGCAAATGCTAGAATAGAGCTGAATCACTTTGCATTTAAAGAAGGTAAGATAAGATTAGAAAGCGTTACAATGCGTAATAATCAACCATCATTGTACAAGGTTACATTCTTTGGAAACACAGTAAAATTAAATGATTTAATAGGTGAAGATAAAATAGAAAACTTAAACTGGTTAAATAATTTTAACCACGAATTTTCAAATACAAATGTC